GATCGAGTCGGTTGAAAAACCAACAGTTACTCAAGTCGGTCCATCAAATGTTTTGGTGTCCGATGTCCGAGTTTCCACTTACTACACACAAACAACCTAAGGAAAATAAATGGCAACGACAGTAATTACAGGTCGCGACATTTCTTTGTCGTTCACAGGTGGAACAGACATCGAAGCGCAAGCGACATCAGCAATTCTCACAAAGACAAATGTTCGTGAAACTTATCAAACACTTGATGGCGAAGCGTACAAAACAGTTAATGTTGAAGGCACATTCGCACTTGAAATGCTCGCTGACTGGGGCAAGACAGATTCAGTTTGTGAGGCTCTTTGGGCAGCAGCAGAATCCGCTCCTGATACAGACATTACGATTTCATTGACCGCGGCTACAGGCGCAGTTTTCTCTTTTCCAATTAAGCCTGAATTTCCAACCGCAGGTGGCGCAGGAACTGATGCTCAAACAGTATCATTTACATTCAAAGTATCTAAGGGCGCAGTAACCGAAACCTTTAGTTAAAAAATAGAAACGGGAGCACAAAATGAAACTGCCAATTCTGATCGAGTTCAACTCAGGTGAGAAAGCAACTTATGTTGCACAACCTCCTGAATGGGCAAAGTGGGAAAAAGCAACAGGCAACACCATCGGCAAGGCTCAGGATTCCATTGGAATTTGGGACTTAATGTTTTTGGCTTACAACTCAATGAAGCGTGAGTCAGGTGGAAAGCCTGTAAAGAACTTTGAGGTATGGATGGAATCAGTTGCTGAGGTAACTGTTTTGGATGCAGACCCAAAAGTTTCGAGCCAGGAAGCATCAACCGAGTCCTAATCCAGTTAGCACTGGCAACAGGAATCCCGATGAGTGAATGGCAAACCGCAGAGGAAATTCTGACCGCGTTAGAAATACTTAAGGAGCAAGGAAATGGCAAAGGCTGAATTAGCATTTGACAAGACCGAACTTCGTGGCGTTTTTAAGGCGCTCAAGAACATGGATGAAGCTGCAACTGAGGAAGCAAGAAAGCAGTCAGGCGCTCTCTCAGAGTATGCACGCAAAGAGGTGATCGGCACTGCTAACGGTTTGCAATCTCAAGCCGTAGCAGGTCGCATCGCCGAAGGTGCAAGGGTTAAGAAATCATCAAAGATTGGTGAAATAACTTACGGTTTTGCATCTCAGAAATTTAGCGGTGGAGCAACTACCAAAGACATTTGGGGTGGCTCAGAGTTTGGTTCAAATAAATATAAGCAGTTTCCAGTTTGGTCGGGGCGTGAAGGTCGCGGTTCAAAAGGTTGGTTTATTTATCCAACACTACGCAGAATCCAACCTTACATTGTTAGTGAGTGGACTGCGGCATTTAGTCGCATCCTGAAAGAGTGGGGATAATGGCAACAGGTACTAGAGCATTAACCCTCAAACTCATTGCAGACATTGATGACTTTAATAAGAATCTCAACAAAGGCTCAACAGAGGTCGAAGGCTTCGGTGGCAAAATTGAGAAGTTTGGCAAGATGGCAGCAGCAGCATTTGCAGCAGCAGCAGTGGCAGCAGCAGCTTACGCAGGCAAACTCGCCATTGATGGAGTCAAGGCAGCCATCGAGGATGAAGCAGCGCAGGTTCGCCTTGCAGCAGCTCTAGAAAATGCAACAGGTGCAACTCGCGACCAAATCGCAGCAGTTGAACAACAAATCACAAAGACTGCACTTGCAACAGGTGTAGCAGACGATCAACTTCGTCCAGCATTGCAACGCCTAGCAGTTTCTACAGGTGACACAACAAAGGCTCAAGAACTTCTCAACCTTGCATTGGATGTCGCTCAGGCAACAGGTAAGCCACTTGAAACAGTGGCAAACGCATTAGGTAAAGCATATGATGGCAATACCGCATCACTTGGCAAACTAGGCATTGGTTTATCAGCAGCAGAACTCAAGACAATGAGTTTCACTGATGTTCAAAATCAACTATCGAATTTATTTGGTGGCGCTGCAGCAGCTAACGCGGAAACCTTCCAGGGTCGAATTGCTCGACTCAAGGTTGCCTTTGATGAAGCAAAAGAAACTATTGGCTACGCCTTGCTTCCAATCATTGAAAGATTAGTTTCATTTATTGTCAATCAGGTTGTTCCTAATTTTGAGAAGTTCGCTAGTGCGTTTGACCCAATCAAAAAAGCAATTATCGACAATAAGGAATCATTTCAAACATTGTTTGATTTTATTGGAGATTATGTCATTCCAATTTTGACAACTCTTGCAGGTGGAGCGCTTCGAGTTGTTGGTGAAGTGTTTGGCAAAATTATTAGCATTATCGGTGCAGCAATAGACAAGATTGCAGCATTTGTTGAGTCAGTCAAGAACATGGTCAATGCGGTTATCAGCGCTTACAATCGCCTCCCAACACCCGATATTGGCTTAATTGGTGCAGGTGGTGGTTTCGCAGGCGGTGGCGCTCCAGGAGCAATTAGCGGTGGAGGTAACGCAGGGATACTCGCTGCAGTTTCAGGACTGGCAACAGTAAGTTCAAGCATGGCAGGTTTGGCAGGCGGTGGAGGCGGTAGCGGTAAGGGTGCGACTGCAGCTAATAAAGCAGCTCTTGCAAGGCTCGAAGCCGATGCAGCAAAACTTGGTGACTTAGTAGATCAACTTATGGGCGTTCAAAAGGTTGACCCGTTTGGTTATGGCACATTTAGAATGGGCGAAGCAAAGTCATTGCAGCAATACAACATCACCGTCAATGGTGCAATCGATTCAGAATCTACTGCTCGACAAATCGTTGAGATTCTTAATGATTCAGCAGCTAGAGGAACGCTTGGCGCAGGAGCATTTGACCGATGACCGCATGGACTCCTGTTTGGCAGGTATCGATTGACGGGGGCACATTTACAACAGTCACCCTTGCCAATTTATCAGTAGCCTCAGGCAGAACAGACATCTATCAACAACCCGTTGCTGGCTATTGCACAGTTGAGTTAGTTAACACAAACGGGGCAGATTTCAGCATTGATGTCAATGATTCATTCACATTGCAGGTTAAGAACACTAGCGGAACATTCACTGCAATCTTTGGTGGCTATGTCACAGACATTGACCAATCGGTCAAGTCAAGCGGAGCATCAGCAATCGTTCAATCATTCAGAATTACTGCGCTCGGTGCATTGTCCAAACTTCCAAAGATTTTAACTAATGGCGTTTTGTCTAAGGATTTTGACGGTGATCAGATTTATTCAATCCTAGAGCCTGTATTTAGAAACTCATGGAATGAAGTTGCTCCTGCTTTAACTTGGGCTGCTTATACTCCTGCAACTGAAACATGGGCTAATGCTCAAAATGTCGGACTAGGCGAAATTGACCAACCTGGAGATTATGAACTGACTGCTCGATCATCGAGTGAAATTGATGTTTATTCCCTTATTTCAGGACTTGCAATTTCAGGACTCGGTTACATTTACGAGGATGCTCAAGGGCGCATTTGTTATGCCGATGCAACTCATCGCAGTCAATACCTTGCAGCTAATGGATACACCGAACTTTCAGCAAATCACGCCTTATCTAAAGGCATTGCTACATCACGCCGAATTGGTGACATCCGAAACAAGGTGAGCATCACTCACAAAGCAGGTTCAATTCATACTGCTCAAGATGACACTTCAATCGCTCTTTATGGTCAACAGGCTCAAAACATTCTTACATCGATTGAGAAAAATGCCGATGCTATTGCTCAGGCAAATTTCTATTTAGCCCTGAGAGCCAATCCGCAAAGCCTGTTCAAATCAATTACCTTTGAATTGACCAACCCTGAGTTAGATGATGCAGATCGTGATGCGCTTATCGGGGCATTTATGGGACTCCCGCTTTACATCACAGACTTGCCTGCAAATCTAGTAGGTGGCTCATTTGAAGGATTCGTCGAGGGCTGGTCATTCAATGCTGGATTCAACAAACTTTCAGTCACACTAAATTTGTCCCCTGTGGCGTTTAGTTTGCAATTTATGAAGTGGTCAGATGTTGGGGCTGCTGAAACATGGAACACACTTAACCCAACCCTCGAATGGATTGACGCTACAATAGTAGCCTGATAAAGGAGAAAAATGGCAAGCACTACCAACTATGGGTGGACTACACCCGATGACAGTAATTATGTAAAAGATGGAGCATCGGCAATCCGTACTCTTGGCTCTGCCATTGACTCCACACTCAAGACACAAATCGATGCACAGATTCCCGACTCATTACTTACAACAACTGGAGATGTTATCTATGCAAGCGGAGCATCTACACCTGCGCGTTTAGGTATTGGAACAAATGGGCAGGTTTTGGGTTCAAATGGAACTACTCCAGTTTGGACAAATGCAGTTGGAACAGATGCAGTTTTAACTGCTGAAACCGCAACTCAGTACATAAGAAGTTTTACAGGACAAGGTAATTTTGCGAGTCTTAATTGGGCTGCAAATACAACTTATTATATTCCGATTTATTTACCGACATTTTCAGCAGATAGAATTGCATTTACAACATCAAGCACAACAGGCGGAACTAATGGTCCAGTACGCATGGGATTATACAATTCAAGTTCAACAACAGGCAGACCAACTACAGTAGTTTTTGATGCTGGAACAGTTACCGCAACTGCAATAAGTACAGAATACTCAATTACAATTTCACAAAACATTAACGCTGGTTGGTATTATTTAGCAATAAATCCTACTACTACAACTTGGCGATGCAGCGCAGCGGCAAACGCTCAACAAATATCATATTTTAATTCAATATCAACAACTACAAGTGCAGCAGCACTAACTCATTTTACTGAGTCAGGAATTACTGGAGCATTTACTACCGCTGGAACTTTAACTGGAGTATCAACTGCAATACCTATCGTAGGATTGAGAGTAGCGTAATGACTAAACAAATTAAATCAGTAGTTTATGGACTTGGCGGTTATGACGAGTCAATGCCCGATAACAACATCGTTTCTTATGAGTATTACTCAAAGGATGAATTGGCTCAGTTAGCGTTGCAAGAAAAGGCAGCGGCAGACAAGGCTGCTCTATTGGCTCGCCTCGGTTTAACCGAAGATGAACTAAAAACTATTCTCGGATAATGAAGCCTAAGTTATGCAAAGCAGGGCAACAGTTAAGACTTCAAATCGATGACTGTTATCCAGATAGACTTCGTGACTCCGATGGCTGGGTTGCAGATTTACGACACATGCGTAAAGGTGGGTCTGATCACATCCCGACTAGCGACGGTACAGTTTTTGCCATCGACATCGATAGAGACTTGGCAGGAAAAGCGAAACCTGACCTTATGCCAGATCTTGCGGATCAGATACGTTTATGTGCCAAGTCTGGAGACAAGCGTATCAAGTACGTTATCTTCGATTCAAAGATTGCATCACCCATCCTTAATTGGAAATGGAGATCGTACAAGGGAGCAAATAAACACACCCATCACGCGCATGTCTCATTTACTGCAAAAGGTAAAGAAGATGGCTCGTTCTTTAATATACCCATGTTAGGCGGAAACTAATGAAGAAGTACCTAAGCGATAAGAACATAGCGGCGATTAAATCTTATCTTCGCGCAATCTTGGCATCTGCTATTACGATGGGCATCGCCTTGCTAACAGACATGAAGCCAGAGTACGCAGTTCTTATTGGCGCTCTTGCTGCTCCATTGGCTAAATGGGCAGATAAAACAGAATCAGAATATGGTCGCGGATCTAAATCATGACTCTGCAAGATATCGGAATTGCTGTAACGATAGCCGCGACGGCTCTGGGTGGGATTATCACAATAATCAGATTCTTAGTGAAGCATTATCTATCGGAACTTCGCCCTAATGGCGGTTCAAGTTTAAAGGATCAAGTAAATCGTTTGGAGACACGCGTAGACAAAATCTACGATCTGTTGATGGAAAGGTCATAATAATCACATGGCTAGAAAAGCGACTAAGAAACTCGTAGATCAAGGCTACTCAAAACTTGATGCTTACACTATCGGCTTGAACGAATTTTACAAATCGTTACGTCGGGCTGGTTTCTCGGTTGATATGGCGCTAGGCATAATTGTAGAAAAATCGGCTTATCCAGAATGGATATTGCCAAACCCAATTAACCCAAACATTCCAGAGCCAGACTGGTATGAAGATGAGGATGAATGACTAGGACAAAATCTCGAATACTCGTTATTTCAGATTTACAAATTCCCTATCATCACGAAGCAGCAGTAAAAAATCTTATTAAGTTAGTTAATCGCGAGAAGTTCGACCTCGTACTAAATACGGGCGATGAACTAGATATGCAAGCCCAGAGCAAATGGGCGAAAGGAACCAAGTTAGAATGGGAAGGGCAGTTAGATGCTGATAGAACGACTGCGCAGAACATTCTCTGGGATTTACGCACAACAGACATTACGCGCTCTAACCATACTGATCGGCTCTACCACACACTCCTGCGAGGAGCGCCAAGCCTAATCGGATTGCCAGAATTGGAATATCCAGCATTTATGGATTTTAAGTCTCTTGGCATTCGTTTTCATAAAAAGCCATTTGAATTCCATCCTAACTGGGTCTTAGTTCATGGCGATGAAGGATCGATGAATTCCAACGCTGGACTTACAGCCCTAGGCTTAGCCAAGAAGTTTGGCAAATCAGTAGTTTGCGGACATACCCACAGAGCGGGCATTAGTGCCTATTCAGAGGGCATAGGAGGCTCATACAGGACTTTATGGGGCGTAGAAGCGGGAAACGTAATGGATAAAAAGAAGGCGTCTTATCTCAAAGCAGGAGCCGCCAACTGGCAGATGTCCGTAGCCATCCTTGAAACCCATGGGAAGAACTTATCGCCGATGCTTATTCCAATTAACAAAGATGGCTCGTTTACCGTTTACGGCAAGACTTACGGCTAAGCATGGATACGCTCATAACGGACATTTCGCCCATTTATCGCACAATAGATGATGCGGTAGATGAAGCAGAATCGTTACCAAATCGTTACCAAAAAAGGGTTGCATTAGGTAACTAAGGGGTTACCCTTTATCCATCAAGCCAGAAATTCTGGCGGATAGGGAGCAATAATGGTTATTAACTCATTAACTATTCTTATAGTTGCAGGAATTGGCGCAGCGCTATATTTCGCGTTTCGCTTAGGTCTTGAAGTTGGTTACGATCAAGGAATGGTCGAAGGTCGCAAGGCTGTTCGCAAGTATTACGAGCAGGTGGGTCGATGAATGCAAAAGACTTACTCGCAGAAGCAAGAGCCACGATTGAAGATCGCGGAATGGACTATGGACACCCATCGGACAACATGGCACGAACAGCACGCCTCTGGAGTGCTTATCTGGAAATCCCGATTGAAGATTACCAAGTTGCAAGTTGTATGGTCTTGGTCAAACTCGCTCGATCAATGGAAGGTTCAAAGGTTGATAATTACATCGACTTGCTTGGATACGCGGCTATAAGCGGAATGCTACACACAGAGGAGAACGAACTTTATGTCTAATTTTATGGAAGGGTATGAAGATGTCGCAGCAAGAGTACGCAGATTTCAAATCGCTTATCCAGTCGGGCGCATCGAGACCGACGTTACTTGGCACGATTCGATTAAAGGTCAGGTATTGGTTAAGGCGGCTATTTATCGTGAGCATGAAGATACTATGGCTGCCGCTATTGACTGGGCTTATGGGGATATCACAAATTATCCTCAATCGATGCGTAAATGGTATCTCGAAGATACTGTTACAAGCGCTATTGGAAGAGCAATCAGCCTCATACTGGAAACCGAAAAGAAGCCTACGCAGCAGGACATGGCTAAAGTAGAGTACGTTAATAACAAACCATTCAAAGAAAAATTAGCCGATAAAATCTCAGTAGAAAATCCAGAAGATCCATGGACAATTAAAACTGCTGAAGCGCCTAAGACATCTGCTGAAGCGGTTGATTTAGTAAAAGACATTATCGGCGGACAAACGGATAAAGATATTCCTAACTGTTCACATGGTAAGCCTAGAGTTTTGCGTACTGGCACATCAAAGGCGGGTAAACAATGGGCTGCATGGGATTGCACCTATAAGGCTTC